AGTTCATCACGGACAAGGTGAAGCGAAAGCTTTAGTCATTGATGATCCAAATGCTACATTCGAAATTCAAGCAGGCGCTTCAGTGGCAGACACTCAGCTTCACTTGAACATGGATGTATCATTAGGTGCTGGATCTACAATCACAGGTATGTCTGGATTTAGCTTAAAAGGCGGATCAGGCTCTGTTCAAGCAAAGACTTTAAGACTTTTGAGAAGGTCTACGTTACCGGGTGAAGCCGCAACTGATGCATTCCCAAATATTGAAGTTAAAATTAACCAGCATAGAGATCACTACGGACTTGGTTCCACGGTCTCGATTGCCGACTTAGCATAGGAGGGAATATATTATGGCTATAAATAGAGGTAATATCGCTAAACAGCTCCTTCCTGGACTAAACGCAGTCTTTGGATTGGAGTATGGCTCAATAGATGACGAACACGCATCTTTGTTTGAGACTGAAAACTCGGATAGAGCTTTTGAAGAAGAAGTTCTTTTCACTGGTTTCGGTGAAGCACCAACTAAATCAGAAGGTGCAGCGGTGCAGTATGATTCTGCTTCAGAGTCATTCACTAGCCGTTACTCACACGAAACAGTTGCTTTAGCTTTCGCAGTTACTGAGGAAGCAATGGAAGATAATTTGTATGATACTTTTGCGAAAGTACGTGCAAGAGGTCTTGCAAGAGCAATGGCTACTACTAAACAAGTAAAAGCCGCAAATGTGTTTAACAATGGTTTTAACGCAAACTTTGCTGGAGGAGACGGAGTTGCATTCTTCTCTAACAGTCACCCTGTCGTGGGTGGTACTCAAGACAACTTACTAGCAGCATCAGACTTATCTGAAGCTACACTAGAAACTGCCTTGATTGCTATTCAAAATACACAAGACGACAGAGGTATCTTAACTGGTACACGTGCAGAATCTTTGCACATTCCACCGAATCTACAGTTTACAGCTGAGAAAATCTTAGCAAGTACACTGTCAACTTCGATTGGTGTGAATCCTACCACAGCAGCAAATGGAGCTACAAACTTGAACGATGTTAATGCAGTACGTTCAATGAGTATGCTTCCTAAAGGCTACTTTGTAAATCATAGGTTTACAGATACCAATGCGTACTTCATTAAAACCGATGTTCCAAACGGAGCTAAAATGTTCGTAAGAGCACCATTAGCTACAAAAATGGAACCAGACTTTGATACTGGTAACTTGAGATTCAAAGCTAGAGAAAGATATAGCTTTGGTTTCAGTGACTGGAGATCATATTACGGTTCTGCGGGAGCATAATCTAACTAGTAAAAGGGGTCTTAACAAGCCCCTTTTATTTATAAGGAATTAAATATGGCAACAAATATAAAATCAAGTTTTGTCTCAGCTACTGGTACGATTGATTCAAGTTCTGGTCGTATAAGAGGTTATAGTTTTGTAAATAATTCTACATCTATTAAAGAACTTACATTAAGAGATGGTGGCGCTACTGGTGACATCGTTTTAAAAGTTCAACTTAATAGTGGTGGCGCAACGGATCAGTATATTGAAGATGCTGGTATTCGTTACGAAACAAATTTACATATAACTGTACCTACAAGTGCAGCTGGTACAGTCTTTACTGGCTAGACTTATGGCTACTCGTAAAAAGAAAGGCATGGGCATAAAGTCCAGTGTCAAATCTGGTAACTTTAGACCTACGAAACAAGGCGCAGGTATGTCGGCTAAAGGTGTCGCCGCTTATCGTCGTGCTAATCCGGGTTCTAAATTAAAAACTGCTGTTACTGGTAAAGTCGCAAAGGGTAGTAAATCTGCGAAAAGAAGAAAGTCATTTTGTGCACGATCTGCGGGTCAAGCCAAGATGCATAATGTTAACTGTAAAAAGACACCAAATAAAAGAATCTGTCAAGCAAGGAGGAGATGGAAATGTTAGATATTAAAATGATATGGATGAAGATTAAAGAAAAGTGTATAGAGTATTGGCCACATAAATGTAAGAAAGATGTTATCATCGCTATTCTTGCAGGTTTACTGGTATGGTGCTGGGTATTTTAGAATGACTAACAAAGAATTAACTGATATTAAACTTGAGTTAACTCGTCACATTGAAAGAGAAGCACAACTTCGTGAAGATGTATCTGAGTTAAAAGAAGATATGGGTTGTGTAAAACGTTCTATATTTCAAGTTAAGTGGTTAGTTGTTGGGGCTGTGTGCGCTACCATAGTTATGCAATCTGGAGCATCGGCTGTGATTGCAAAGATACTTATAGGTATTTAATATGGTAATAAGTCGTGCTAATATAGGACAACAAATAACAAAACCACCGAGTAAACCAAAGAAACGGAGGAAGTATGCAAGTAACAAAAAACGTCGTAAAGTTTAATAAATTATTAGTTAAGATTCCAAAGGCCACTAAAAGAGTTTGGGATTTATCAGAAAACAGATGGGGCTACAAGTATGACAAAGTTATGTCCTAGAGGTAAAGCTGCTGCTAAACGTAAGTTTGCAGTATATCCCTCAGCTTATGCAAATGCATATGCGTCAAAGATATGTGCGGGTAAGATAAAAGATCCTAGTGGTAAGAAGAGAAAAGATTTTAAAGGACCAAAGCCTAGTAAAGCTGGTGGTGGTAAGATTAAATTAAAGAATGGTGGCATAGCTCGTGGTTGTGGTAAAGTTATGAACAACCGTCGAAAAGTAACTAAGTATAGATAGTATGACTGAAAAAAATTATTACACACAAAGAGAATGGGACAGAGTTGTTGGTTATGGAAAGGTTCCTAATAAATATAACTTAAAGAAAAAGAATGGCTAAGAAAGGTTTAAAGACTTGGTTTAAAGAAGATTGGGTTGATATATCTACTGGTAAAAAATGTGGACGTAAATCAGCTAAGTCTTCAAAAAGAAAATATCCAGTCTGTCGACCAAAGGCAGTTGCTAACAAAATGTCTGCTGGACAGAAATCTTCGGCAGTTAAAAGAAAAAGAGCCAAGACTAATATTGGACCAAAACCTACATCGATAAGATATCCGATTAGCGCTAGTGGTAAGAAACAAAAGGTTAAAACAAAAAGAAAGGCATAGACGACGATGATAGACCCATTCACAGCTTTCGCCGCACTAAAAGGCGCTACTGATGCTATAACCAAAGCTATTAAAGCTGGTAAGGATTTAGCTAATATGTCAAGCACTGTGTCGAAATGGGCAAAGGCCGAAGCTGGTTTACAAGTTGTGGCTAGTAATAAATCAAGTGGATTAGGTAAAGTTCTTGGTAAACTAACTGGAACAGAACAGAATGCTATTGATGCACACTTTAGAAATGAAGAGGCAAAGAGAATACGAGATCAAATGAGAGAGATGTTTGCATTGTATGGTTCCCCAGGACAGTGGGAGAGACTACAAAAAGAAATTGCATTTGAAAGAAAGAGACAGGCAACACTATTAAAACAAAAAATACAGATGCAAAAACGAAGAAAAAATATTATAATAGGAATCGGAGCTGGGTTGATTGGATTGGCAGCCGTAGCTTTCGAAGTATATGTGTTAACCAATCTATAATAAGGAGTAAATAAAATGGTAATGATACGAAACAGAAAGACAGTGAAGGGTAAGCTAGGTAATACCAGACCTAAAGATACTGACTTTGCTGGCATAGCAAGAAAACAAAGTAAAAAGAAAAAGACAGAACAAAAAAAATCTCAAACAAAGAAAGTATCTTTGGGTAGACAAATCTCTAAAAAGAAACAACAGATGGGTATGGGCAAGGGTAAGAAAGGTCTTGGAATGCTTAATGTTATGACTGGACAACAGGCCAACCAACCATCAAAGAAAAAAACTACAAGAGTTATTGAAACACAAAAAAGAGGTGTACCGACTAAAGTTAAAAAAGCTTTAAGACCTGGTGGTATTGAGAATCCATATATGGGACCAATTTCTGGTAGTAGGGGTAAATATAAAGCTGGTGGTAAAGCATCTAAATACAGAATGAAGGGTGGAGGTAAGACTTCCAAGTATATGGCAAGAGGTGGTAGAGCCAAGTAGTGTCGTATACGATTTCTAATATCCCACACTTTAAGTGTTGGGTGAGGAAAGAGTTCACACATAATCATGAGAAATATCAAGGTGAGTTTCTTCATGCATTAGCTTTTGCCGTGTGCACTATCCCAGACAGATGTTTGAGTTTTCAAGTTGTATTTACAGGATGTGGTGAAGACCATCCCAATCCTCACGGCGGCGCAATGTGGGCACGTATGCCTATAACTGCGCTTGTCGGTGATACTCCTTTCGATGAGTGGCCACCAAATATACAAACACATTTAGCACAACCGTGGGACTGTTCCAGTCGTAATCATGCTATCATTAAAATGGATCGAATTAGTTCTAGTCCGTGGTTGTGTAAACTAGCAGGTGAGTTTTATAATGGTAAGTACATGTTTACGGTTGATTATACTGACAGTTATATATCGGATGATCCAGCACAACATAAACAATCGCATGTGTTGGAGTTAACATCGGGTCCGTATAAAGGTTGTATAGTAGCATTACCAAACAATCGTGTACGTGTAACCAATCCTGCGCTATGGGCAGTTGGAGAAGGACCACCAGACTTTGTACCGTCACAGTGGGAACACTCCGCAGAACAACACGATAGTTATATGGACTGGGAAACAACATTTGATAACCTATATGAATGGGGAAAGAAAAAGAAATGAATAAAAAAAGAACTAGAACAGAAAATATTAAAAAAGTACAAGAAGAATTTCGTCAAGATTTTAGTAAAAACAAAACAAGGCCAACACCTAAACCTAATCCGTTGCCAAAAGATGTAAGAAAGGCTATGGATAAAGTATATAAACAAGACACTGAAGCAAGACAAATTCTAAAAGAATTATATGATAGAGAAGCAACAAACAAACCAAAGAAAAATAAATTCATGGCTGGTGGTATGGTTAACCCATCATACGGAACTGACTTCGACGATAGGTAATTATGGCAACTTCAGGCACAACAACATTCAACTTAGATATAGCTGACGTAATTGAAGAAGCTATGTCTATGTTAGGTGGCGAACAGACTCTAGGGTTTGAACCACTAGAGGCACGACGTACACTTAATCTTCTCCTTATCGATTGGATGAACCGTGGTATATTACTATGGAAACAAAACATTGCTACATTAGATATTACAAGCGGTACAGCTGAATATACATTACCCACTTCCCTTATAGATATAACTGAATTAGTACATAGAACAGTTAGTGGTTCAACAACTACAGATTTAGCTTTAACAAGAATAACAATGGAATCTTATCAAAGAATCACAAACAAAACGCAAACAGGTAGACCAACGCAATATGCTATTAACAGATTAAGAGATGCAGCAGAATTATATTTGTGGCCTACTCCAGATGCTACAACTACAAGTGGTACACCATTATTATCATACTTTAGTTTTAATAAAGTCGAAGATATAACCAAATCTAATCAAGATGCAGACATACCATTTAGATTCTTACCGTGCTTATCGACTGGTCTTGCCTATAAGATGTCTATCAAAAGACCAGGCATTACATCAGAACGAGCTAGTATGTTAAAACAAATGTACGAAGAAGAATTAACCTCGGCAATGTATGCCGATAAAGAAAGGGCTAGTCTTTTGATTAAGCCATCATTTAGGTTATAATGGCAAGAGGTAAGTATGCATACTTTATCTGTGACCGTTCAGGATTTAGATTTAAATATTCTGAAAGAGTCAGAGAGCCGACAGGATTAATTGTTGGAGCTTCGGAAACAGATGGTCGATATAATATTATAGATCATCCGCAGAACAAGACTCCAAGAATTGATGACAATGAAAACTTGAGGGATGCACGTCCAGAAGTCGTACTAGCTACAACTGGTGATGCTGGGTGGAGTCCTGATGATTCAACATTTACAAAGAGAGGTAACTAAAAATGGCCATTACACAAGCTGTATGTAATTCCTTTAAGTCAGAAGTTTTACAAGAAGGGCATCAGATTAAAACTGATACCTTAAAGATAGCTTTATTCACAAGTGTGGCTTCATTATCTGCGGGTACGGCTGCGTACTCAACGTCTAATGAAGTTGTATCAAGTGGTGGATATGCTCCTGGTGGAGGCACACTAACTGGTGTGACTATTTCACTTGGCGCAACATCTGCTGCAGGTGGAACAGCAATTATTGATTTTGCTGATATATCTTTTACAAGTACAACATTCTCAGCTAGAGGAGCATTAATATATAATTCATCTAATAGTAATAAAGCTATTGCTGTTTTAGACTTTGGGTCTGATAAAGTATCGACTAACGGTACCTTTACAATTTCATTCCCAGCTGCTGCTGCTGCCACTGCTATTATCACACTTTCATAGTCGAGGTTAATCGTCTATGTCTGTGGTTACTAGTGGATACAGTAGAAATACTTGGAACTCAGGTGCATGGAACCGTAGTGTTGTAGATCGATCGGTTACTGTAACAGGAGTTTCTCTGTCTACTGCTCTTCGTTCTGTAGAAGTAACTATTCCAGGCACGGCTTTTGTAACTAACGCAGGAATAAATTTATCTCTTCGTAATGTAACTACAGCAGCTGATGCTAACTTAACACTAACAAGATTAAGTATAGGGTTTAGTTTACGATCAGCAACTGTTGAAGTTATTAAAACACATAATGTTACAGGGGTAGCATTAGTAACTACACTTCGTAGTTTAACTATTACAAGTAGTCCAAAAGTTATTCCGTCCCAAGTCATCGGATCATTTAGTCTTGGAACTCCTTTTATTAAAGCAGGTATTGATGTTGATGTTACTGGAGTAACAAGTGAATTTGACACAGGTAACGAAAGCTCACAAGCTGGAGCTAACCCAGTAATATACAATGGTGGTAAAACATTTAAGGTAACAGTTGTAAACGTAGGAGGGGCTAACAAATATTTTATAGATGGCAGACAACAGTATGGTTTAAATTTAGTCAAAGATCGTGCACTGTTTACCTTTGATCAATCTGATAGTTCTAATAGTGGACACCCTTTACGATTTTATTTAGATGAAGGTAGAACTATACCTTTTACAACAAATGTAC